ATGTGACACAATATTCCGAGGAGGCATCCGCTATCGTCGCGGGCAAATCCTACGGATGCCGCCGGAAGTGGCGGATGTTATGCGTTTGGCCTACCCTAATCTGACCTTTGAGGACGCCCATGTCGAAGATCGCGGAGAAGATGTTCGAGGAGGACGGGAAGATCATCGTGCAGCAGAAGCACGACTTCAGCCCGGTTCTGGAACGAGCGAAAGCCCTAAAAAGCGCCGGGGCGGACAGCTTCGGAGAAAGCAAGCTGGTCGGTTTAGTGCCGATGAAAGTCTGGGCTGAGTGGGCGAAGAAGTGGGGCGTCAATCCCAACGACACAGCGGCCATGCGTGAGGTTGTGGCCCGTGAGTTGAACAGCAGCGACAACGCGCACTTGCGTGTTTGGGAAGGGCGGTATTGAGATGGAAGTTATCGACACAATCATGCAGTGGATCGTCGCCCCGGTTGCGGCTTTTGTGTTCTGGATGTACCGCACGCAGCAGGACCATGCCACCAAGCTGGCTGTTCTTTCCGCCGTACACGAGGCGAACAAAGAAGCCCATGACCGGGAATTCAAGGAGCTGCGTGAGAATTTCAAGCGCGTCTTTGAAAAGCTGGACGGCATTGAGGCCGCCTTGCGGAAGTGAAGGTGCTGCTGATCTGGGTGGGCTATACCCACCTCTGGATCGACGGGCGCATGGTATTTGTCAAGATTTGCAGGTATACTGCGGACATAGCACTGGCGGTTCATCCGCTTGATCTCTGCCCGCCATTCTGGAGCCTGTGATGTTTGACCCAGTTTCAATCGGCATGGCTGTTAGCATCGGCAGCAAAGCATTTGGCCTGCTGAAGCAAGGCATTGCGGCTGGTCGTGAAATTCAGGACATGGCGTCTCAGCTATCCGAATGGGGCAAGGCTGTTTCTGACATTGCCTACGCAGCGGAAAAAGCCAACGAGCCTCCGGGTGTGTTCCAGGCGCTGTTTGGCGGTGGCAATCAAAAGAGCGCCATCGACATCTTTGCCGCGCAAAAGCAGTGCGAACAGCAGCGCAAAGAGTTGCGCCAGCTTATCAGCTACACATACGGGAACGACGCTTGGCTGGAGTTCCAGAACATTGAGCGCCGGGTTCGGGAGCAGCAGCGCGAGCAGGTCTACCGTCGGCGGGAGATCATTGAGTCGATCATGGAGTTTTTACTCTGGTCTGGTATAATCTTAATCACCACGGCGCTTGCTGGCGCTGGACTTTATGTCTGGGGCGTTTATCTGGGGAGGTGGTAATGGCACTTGAACATTGGATATGGCCTTCCTTTGCCGTTGGCATCGGTCTGATCTTCTACTTCAGCGGTGACGGGTTCTACCGTTATCCCTGCCAAGACCCGGCGAACTGGTCTGCACTTGAGTGTCAGCCCCCGATCTGCCTTCGCACCAAAAACTGCGCTGAAGACCTAACTGGAGGGGCCGCGCCATGAGCAAGAACGATCCTGATTTTCTGGAAGCCAAGCTGCGCTACTTCATTGGCGTGTCGCTGACCATGATCTTGGGCGGCAGCATCTTCATCATCCTTTACTCGCTGGTGTTCGTGACCCAGCCTCTTGGCGAGAGCAGTGAAAACGATAGGGCGCTATTCTCAATCCTCACGCCAATCACCTCGTTTCTAGTAGGCGCTTTGTCTGGCGTACTAGCTGCGGGCAATAGTCGGAACAAGCGCGGCGACGACGAGCCGCCAACACAGGAGACGCCACAATGATCGGACGCATGATTGGAATGTTCATGGGCCGCAGGCTCAAAGAGAAAGCCGTTGATGCAGTGCTGGATAAGGTGAACCTGCCTGATCCGGTGGAGAACGCGATCAAGGCGGCGGCCACGGGCAACGTGGGTGATCTGCTTGGCGGCATGGGCAAGGACATGGCGCAGGAAGCTGTGCTTGGTGCAATCACCAAGAAGGTTCCGATCAAGAGACCCAAGAAATGAAGTGGCTGTCCCTGCTCCTGCTGACGGCTGCGCCTGCTCATGCTTATGAGATCACCCGCATCATTGACGGCGATACCGTGGAGATTGCGGTGGATTTTCTTCCGTCGCCCCTGCCGCCCAAACTCTCAATCAGGGTCATCGGCATCGACACGCCCGAAAAGGCACCTCGCGCTCAATGCGATGCGGAAGCAGCTTTGGCTAAGAAAGCCAGCGCCTTTACAAAAGACGCGGTTGCGAATGCGCTTGAGGTCGATGTCAAGATCTTGAAGTGGGACAAGTACGGTGGCCGGGTGCTGGGGACCATCTTTCTAGACCACAAGAGCCTAGCTGAAAGCCTGATCTCTGCCGGCCTGGCTCGTCCCTACAAGGGCGATGCGAAACAATCCTGGTGTGAATGAGGAGATAGACAATGAGCCTTCTGACCGAAGCCCAACTTGCGGCTATGATCCCGACCAATAAAGAAGTCGGTGAGTGGTGCGCCGCTCTTAATGAGATGCTGCCGAAGTACGGCATCACCACCGACAAGCGGATCGCTGGCTTCATCGCCCAGTGTGCCCATGAGAGCATGGACTTCCGGGTCTTGCAGGAGAACCTGAACTACAAGGAGGCCACCCTCCTGAAGGTGTTCCCGCGCTACTTCGGCCCCGGCAAGGAGAACGCCGCCGAGTATGCAGGCAAGCCCGAGAAGATTGCCAACTATGTTTACATGGACAAGAACCGCTCCAAGGGCGGCGCTCTTGGCAATGTGAAGGATGGCGACGGCTGGCTTTTTTCTGGCAAAGGTCTCAAGCAAGTCACCGGCCGTGCGAATACGACGGCCTTCGGCAAGACCATCGGCATGACCGCAGAGGAAGCCGCTGCCTACCTGTTGACCAAGAAGGGCGCACTTGAAAGCGCACTGTGGTTCTGGGACAGCCGCAACCTGAACGAAGTCGCAGACACTGGCGACCAAGTGAGGCTCACGAAGATCATTAACGGGGGCGACATCGGCCTATCTGACCGCCAACAACGCTATGCGAAGGCGATGGCGGCGTTGGGCGGGAAGATCGAAGCCGTCGTCAACTCGCAGATCACCGATGCAGTGACACAAGTTTTGCGTAAAGGTGCCAAGGGCGAGCCTGTAAAGCGTATGCAGGCCAAGCTCGGCATCAAGGCTGACGGCGACTTTGGCCAAGGCACAGAAAACGCCTTGAAGAAGTGGCAGGCCCGCAACGGCTTGACTGCTGACGGCGTGGCTGGCCCGAAGACGCTGGCGAAGCTGCTTGGATAATCGCGAGGGGCGCTTGATGAAGATGAGCCGTAGCGCAGTCTGACCGTCGACCAATACAAAACCGCAGGTTTCGTATGCGCCCCTCGCTTGCATTAACTATCTGATTGCCACCGTGGCTGGCAAGCCTCTGCCTCGCTTTTGATGCGATTGATTTCTTCAAGATTGCCTCGGCACATATACTCTATCAACTCGAACTGCTCCTGCGTGACCCACCACGCAGGCAACTTGACGTAGCCCGCTTGCCTCAACGCTCTCGCGCCGGGGCTGTTGCTGGCGTCACGGGGCATTGGCTACACTTCCCAAAGATGCGGTCTACCGGGCGCTTCCACAGTGAAAAAACCAAATGCGTTGTGGAAGTCATGCAGGGCGTTGATGTAATCTCGAAGCCTCGCGTTCTCGACATTGGCCTCAGCCATGCGCTCCATCATATCAATGATGCGTTTGGCCTCCTCTGCCCGCTCGCGCAACATTACCTTGAGATCATGCTTTGCAAGCCGCTTAGAAGGTCGGTCGAAGTAGACAGGATGCGGATATGTGATGTCGCACAAGATTCGCTCCATCTCGCCTTTGGTCGTTCTGTATAGTTTAAGACTGCTCATCCCTTCTCTCCCTCAATCTCGGCGATGATGGCGCGGGCTGTTGAGCAACCGCACTCACCCGCAATCTCCCGCAGCCCCTCCACCGCCTTCGCCAGCTTGGCGTTCAGGGCTTCGATGCGACCAAGAGCCACTTGTTTCTCGGCAGCTTCTTTGGCCCACAGGTTGGTCATCGTATCGCGGGCCTCAGTCAGGGCTTCGATGCGGTCGGCTTGCTTATGGCCGTCCGCAAAGCCCACTGCATATGCCGCTCCCTTCTTGAGATCGGCGTGCGTGGGCGTGGCGGCGGGGTTGTGGGCGTGCCACCGTTGAACGGGGTTGTCACTCATGTCAGTCCCTCCATGTCCCCATCAGCCGCGAGTTCAGGTCGACCACCTCAGTCAGCCGCGCATAGCGCCAGCGACCCCACTTCCAAATCCCCGGCGCGGAGCTTGGCACCGCCACACGGACCATAAACACGGGCAGGAAGCCAAACTTCATGTGGATCGCGCCCTGCTGGGCTTCTCTTGTCAGTTCTTTCATCTCCGTCCCCGTTCCCAAGCCGCCCGCGACAGGCGATTGGCCAGCGCGTCCATGTCCTCGACCGTGATCTGGCGGTTGGTCATAATAGCCCAGTAGACGAGGTCCATGAACCTCTTGGGTGGCAGCACAGATGCCGCATTGTTGATGCCCAGTGCCGCCTCTGCCTGCACGTCGCGGTGCGGCAGGGTCTTTGGTTCCTTGCGCCAGAACATCATGCCACATCCTCCGGCAGATCGAAGCAGGTCAGCCGCACCACACGCCCAGCTGCGACCAGCTCGGCCAGCTTGGCTGCGATCTTGTCGTCAGCCATGTTCATATCCTCGGCGATCTCTTCGACGGTGGCGCGGCCATCGGCTTGCAGGTTGCCGAGGATGAAGGCACCCAGCGTATCATTCCGTGATACAGGCGCGGCATCCTCCAGCGAGATCGCCAGCCACGGTGTCTTCTCGGGCTGGCTCATGTTAGGTACGATCTGCGCCATGACCTTCTGGCCGGGGCGCAGGCTGGCATCAAGCGCCAGCTTGCTGGGGATGAACACGTTCTGCGTCATGTCGTCGGCCAGCACGGCGAAGGTGGTGCCTGTCTGAAGGCGGTTTGTTACGATAAGTTCAGTCGGCTGCATTGTTTTTCTCCAGATATGCAAGTTGGTCTTCTGCGTCACGTTGATAGTGGATCAGGATCATAATCTCTTCCCCGACCCATGACGGCCTGACGCCCGTTCCGTATCTCTTTTCTAGATCGTCGATCTGCTCCTGCTTGCGGGCGATGTAGGCGCGGCATTCTTCTTTGGTCATTACATGATCCCCAATCTGTCCAAGGCGAAGTATGATTTCTTGTAGGCTTTGATCAGGCGGTCAACGCTGTCGATTTTGGCCTCAATGTGCGGGCTGGACACGTCACCGGGAATGTTGGTCAGCGTCTCGCGGTAATCCCACAGCGCGGTCAGCACGATGTGGGTGTCTTTTGCTCCAAGTTTGATCGCCATTTTACCACCCCATACCGTGAGCGAAGACGAAGCCAGCCCAAAGCAGGCCGAAGATTGCGATGGCCCCGATCAGGTCGGCGGCGATGTCGCGGATACGCATTATTTAATCTCCTTGTTTGCATTGATGGCGGCGCGCAGGCGTTCACGCAGTTCAACGCGGCGCAGGTTGTGCAGCATCTCACCAAGGTCTTGATAGTTAGGCTCGCTGTGCGTGCTGTAGTCCATGTCGCGGTCAATGCAGTCAATCGCGGTGTAAGCTTGGTCGAGCGTGATAGTGATGGTGATGTTGGTCATGTTAGTCTCCTATCAAAACGGCGGCTCTTCGCCGGGGTAAGTTGGTTTCCACTGGGGCGGCGCGTAGGCCGCTGGCTGGGGGCGGGGTGCTGGCTTGGCAATAATGCCAAGCCTGTTGAGTTCGAGTTCGAGGTTGGTCATAGCAGCGTCTTCGTCATTGCGTCAGCGTACAGGGGCATCCCGGCCAGCGCGCGGCGCGCGTTCATCATCGGGGTGAACCTGTCGCAGCAATGGGCGCAGCGATCCTCGGCGGGTGTCGCGCGGAACTCTTCGGGGCTGACCGACACCGACGACATGTGTTGGTATGTGGTGCGGCTGTTGCGAACGATCTTGCCGTTGCGCTGGCCACGGCAGGCGCACGCCGGGACACCGCCAACGCTTTGCTTCAGGTGAATTTTGTGGATCATGATGGTCATCCTTGTTTGCTAGTTCGTATCCCCACCATACAGCCTGCCATACCTCATGCAAGCATAAAAATGCACTTGACGCAAAATTATTTCACACATAGACAGATCGAACCGAAGCACAGGAGGACGCCGTGAAGGCTCAAGATCAAATCAGACAGTGGGCGGCGGACGGCGGGCGCAAGCTTGGCTGGATTGCAGACCAAGTACCCGTCGCCAAATCCAGCATGTCTCGCTGGATGCAGAACAACATCACTCCCGGTGCGATCTACCGCAACCGGCTGGCCGAGATCACGGGCATCGACAGCCTGCGCGACAAGGGGACGTGGAAATGAACCGCGCCGAGATTTTGGACACGGCCAAGGAATACGTCACCAAGGATCGCGCAGACACGCACGGCGACGCGGAGAGCAATTTCAATCTCATCGCCCTGTACTGGACCGCGCACCTCGACACCATCGTGACCGCCCACGACGTGGCCGTGATGATGACCCTGCTGAAGCTGGCCCGCGCCAAGTCGAACCCGGCCCATGCTGACAACTGGATCGACGGCTGCGGCTATCTGGCCTGCGGCGGTGAGATTGCGGTGGGGGAAGGGTGAGGCTCGAAAGGAGCAAAGCAGAATGGCATTGCCTGCGTGCTTCGGCGCGTGGGCAAGAGCCAACACATGCCGAAAAGGTGGCAACAATCATCGGCGTGCAGGAACTCAAAGGCTACATGCTGCAACTGCACAAAGAAAACCGCCTTGACGATGACGCAAAGGCTGCAATCCAAAAAAGGCTTGCACAACTGGAAGCCTTCTATGGGCGCAAGCTAGGCTAAATCACTGGCCGCCAGCCAAGCCTCAAAAGCCTGCCAAGCCGCGTCACAGCCCAGCGCAACGCA